AGCGATCACGAGCTCGCTCCAGTTGCCGAAGGCCAGGGCGCTGAGCGCGGTCCCGTCACCCTTGGTCAGGTTGGAGGGCACCTGGTTGGACACAACGGTTCGATAACCGTTGATCTGGTTGTCCTTGTCGAAAACGAATTCGGGGAAGGTCGTCCCGATCAGCGGCGTCTTCTTGAGCCACTGGCGGGTCTTCGGGTTGAGCACGAACACGAGGTCGCTGATATCAGCATTCGCCGTCGCGATCAACTGTTCGAGCTGGAGGATGTGATCATACGTCAGGTTCGCGCCGTCTGTGCCCAGTGGGAGGGTATAGACGTTACTCTCCTGGAGCACACCCTTGGGCTGGCCCGAGTTACCAGAGCCGTTGAGCCCTGCCCGGTCGATCTCAATCGTGATCGTGTTCACGAGGTCGTCCTGGACGATCCCGTTGATATCCACACCCGTTTGCTTGAACATCTGGCGGGTGATGGACGTGTTGGCGGTCACCGTCTTGGGGGTGAAGGCGACCGAGTCCATCGTGAGGTTAGACGCCGTCGCCGCGTTGCCCTCAGTCACCCAGCCAGGCGTGATGGCCGCGCTCTGCCGTGGCAGGATGAGCTGACCACCAGCACCGTCGATGAAGCGGGCGCCAGCAGCGACAACGCTTAAACGGTTCCGCAAGAGTTCAATCAGGTCGTCTGAGTAGACCTTGGGCACTCCACCGGCTGCGGTCGTGGTATCGACCGCGCGGGTCGAGAACTCAGAGGCTCTGTACGGGATGATGAACGAACGCGCCCCACGCCCGAAGTTGGAGTGTCGTTGGCGGAGCTCGGCGTCCACCTCGCCCTCGAGCCCGTGGATGGCGCCGGTCTTGCTGGTCAGCACTTGGCCGAAAGCACGAGCGACCGAGTAGGTGTGGGCTCGTGTGTGGACAGCGGGAGCCCGCGTGGGGGTCGGGGGCGCGGAGCGCCGTACCGAGATTGCTGTGGTGGGGCGAGCCCGCTCCTCCTCCACTTGCTCACGAGTCTCCTCCTGAGTCTCCTCCTCACGAGTCTCGTCCTCATCCCCGAAGGACTCGAGGGCGGCCACCTTGGCTTCCAAGGCGGCGATCTGCGCCTTGAGGTCAGCGATGGCGTCGATCTCTTCCTGGGAGAGTTCTCGGTTCTCAGCCTCAGCGGCGGCCACGAGGTTGCGGCCCTGCTTACGCAACTCGGCGATCTTCTGCCGAAGCTCGAATGCTTTACGCATGTTGAATGTCCCAATGGTAGGCATATCAGGGTGTGCCCAAGCGAGCACACTTGAAATCGGCGAAGGCCGAGAGGTGAGGGGTAGGGCAATGGCCCTTCCCTCACGACTACCTAGCTACTGGGACGCGCTCACACGTTGGCATAAGTACCAACGAAAGAGGCCCCTCTACCACGTGGGCGAGGGGCCTAAGCTTTAGGAGTCTGCTGATGTGAAGGCGCTTAGAGTGAGAACCACGCCTGAGCCATCTTGCGTCTGGGCGCGGTCACCAGCGCCTGCTCCAGTGTGGGCGTGGGAGCCTTACGGACCTCAACGCTGGTGGCTTCGTAGGCTGGGAAAGTGCAACCGATGGTGACCTCATAGAGCTTCACACGTCGGACCACGTGGATGGGTGACGGGTACGCTGGGTCGTCCTCAAGCGTCTCCTCAAGGATATCCATCCCAAAGCTACAACCTGTGAGGTCCCCACGCTGCACCAGCGCCACGAGGTCCTTGGAGTAGGAGCAGGGAGGGAGCTCGACCGTGTAGTGGAGTCCCTGAGCGTCTTCCCGAAGCTGCAACGTCCCAGACGACGTACGCCCCAGGAGCAGGGTGTGCTCGTGGTTAAAGAGCGCTCTGATATCATCACGTAAGAGGGACTCGGTGAACGCCCCTGGGGCGATCCGCTCAAAGTAGCCTGGGGCGACCTCAGAGGTGATCCCGAAGCGGGCGGCGTAGCCGGAAGCCGTCCGGGGGAGTCCCACGGGCCACGCCTGCTCCGCTGAGCCTGTGGGAGTGGGTGCGACTTCGGGAGTGGGTCCGACGTTCACACCCAGACTCGAAACTCGGTTAAGCATTGGAGACCCTTTCAGGCTCTTGGATCAAGGATGTGATCGAGTGAACGCGGGCGTCTCCCTGCTCCCACGAGTCCAGCTTGGTTGAGATGTCGTTTGCGTCAAGCCCCTGGAGCTCCTGCTCCCCTGCCAGTAGAGCACTCACGATCGCTGTGGATGGGTCGTTCCCAGTCAACTCGGCCCACGCTCGACAACTAGGCCCGAGGGCCTGTGGGGCGACACGAGCCAGGCCTTTGTAGACTGCTTCGGGCGTAGAACTCTTGCGGCTGAGCCCAGCAACCTCCCGGCGAACCAACTTGGCCACACTGGCTCGAATGAGCTCCCTAAGGGAGTGCTCCAGGGCTTCCGATTTGGGCGTAGGCTCCACGTGAGCCACCAGCGATCGAGTGGGCGCTGGAGTAGGAGTAGGCTCCACGGGCTGAGTCTGCTTGGGAGTCTGCGTCTGCTCTGGGGTGGGCGTGGGCGAGCTCACAGGCGCCAGGTTGAGTGGGGCATAGTGCTCGTCACCACCGTCGATCCGGTTGAAGGATTCAGCGGTGCGGATATCGTTGATTGAGAGCACGCCGATGTTAAAGAGTTCTCGGTAGTATGAGGTTCGGGAGGCCGAGTCCCCACGCAGGCGGGCTGAGAGGTCGTGGGCGCACGAGTAGAGCTTACGCTCCTGGGTGGAGAGGAGTTTGCGCCTGACCTCTGACTCAAGGTTCTCAATCCAGGGGCGCAGGCAGATATTCACGTGGTCAATCGCGGCCTGCTCAACGTTCGAGTAGGTGCTCTTGGAGTAGTCCTGGAGCCTGATCGGTGAGATGTTGTAGATCCGACACACTTCGATAACACTGAACTCCCGAGTCTGTAGGAATTGAGCATGCTCGGGTGTGATCGTGGTGGCCGTCCACTTGAGCCCAGGAGGCAGGTGGAGTACACCGTTGGCGTTGAAAGAGCCACCGTGCTCCTCCAGGAGTGAGTCCCGGAGCTCCTCCAGTGCCTCATCTGTGAGTGGGCCGTCTGAGGAGAGGATGCCGCTAGGGACGGCTGAGTTACCGAAGAATGAGGCCCCGAACGTTTCTGTTGCGATCCCCAACCCCAGTGCTCTGGAGCCGAGGTCGATAGGCGAGTACCCCTGGATGCCGTCATAGCCTAACCCAGCAAGGTGGAGCACATTCTCAGCTAAGAGGTTGATCACCCGTCCGTTGGTGTCCCGCGTCTCATAGTAGAGGTGACCACCGGTGGTCCTACGGGGTCGGGTGGTACGAGGGTCCATAAGCTCGAGAGCCAGTAGCTGGCCGTTGGCGTCACGCCGGATCTCAGAGTACCCGTTACCGTACAACAGGGCGTGGGCGATCAGCGTCTGCTCCCAGTGGAAGCTCGACATATCAGCGTTCACCTCACACTCCAACAATGTCGAAAGCAGGTGATCGTGGTCCACGACCTTGCCCCCCTGGGGAGTCCGCCTGTAGACCCTGAAAGGGAGGCTCGCGATATCTGTGCTGATAGCGGTCACCGCACACCACACAGGCGAGAACGTGAGCGCGAGCTCCGGGGAGATCGGCACGCCTGCTTCAGTCTGCTTCCAGAAGCGCCCCGAGCCCAGCACCGAAGGGCGTACCAGTGGTGACTTGGCACGGCTGAGCATGTGATCCATACCACACAGCCTCAAAACATCATCCTTGAGCTTGTTCAACCGCGTCTTCAGGGTCATAGGTTAAGCCTCAAGGATATTATGAGGGTGGTATCACTTGATTCGACGGATTCGGTAGGAGCCACCGGGCTTGAGGTTGTCGGCCATGTAACCGCCCAGCGCCATCACGAGACTGATCAGCCCGTCGATGCGCCCGCTGGAAGCCTTCTTAACTAGTCTGATGTCCGCGTTCGCGTTGCTGATCACCGTGGCGTTGGCTACGTTCCACGCGAGGACAGGGTTACCTTGGTGGTAGAGCTTGCGTTCCACAGTCAATACCTGGAGCTCTTTGGTAGGTTCACTCATGGATGTGAAGTTCTGAGCGAACGCCTTCACAGGCACCCCGAGCTTGCCGAGGTCTGTGAGGAGCTGAGCTCCCTGGAACGGGTCGGCGTACACGCCCTTGAGCTTGAAGCGTTGCTTGGCCCAGGCGACCTGGTGGAGTATGAGCTCCTGGTCGATGGACTCACCTGTGGATAGGCAGAGGTGACCCTCACGAGCCCACTGGCGGTAAGGGACCTTGTCCTTATATTCTTTCTGGGCGATGTTGGCTGAAGGCAACCAGTAGTATGGGAAGATCGCGAACGAGTCATCCTTCAGGGGGAACATGAGTACGAACGCACTCATATCCAGCTTTGAGGATAGGTCCAGGCCCGCGTAGCAGGTGCAGCCCTTGAAGGCGTCGATATCCAGGGATCTGGAATCGTTCTGCTCCCACAGGTGGGGCGTGATGAATGAGCTATCTGAGGAGACCCACTGGTTGAGGTGAAACTTACGGAATGAGAGCTCCTCTGAGGGGATGCTGGCGGCGAGCTCCACCTTACGCTTGAGGTAGTCCAGGCTCAGAAAGTCACCCAGTGCTGGGTTGGCTTTCTTCCAAGTTTCAGGGGACTTCCAGTCGTCGTCTTCACTGGCCTCATACAGTCTCACGAGGCGGGTGGGGTCCTCTACTATGCCGTTCTGTATGTTCTTGGAGTGTTGGTACTGCTCATAGCACACGCCCAGCTTAGACTCCCCAGCGGTCGTGATGGTCAGGAACAGCGGCTCCTCACGAGCTCCTGAGCCAGTGGTCAGAGCTTGCCAGAAGTGACGGCCCTGCTCCCCCTGGAAAGTGTGCAGTTCGTCACAGAGGACGACTGAGGGGTTGAGGCCGTGGTTAGAGCCAGCCTTGTACGCCAGTGACCGGAAGCAGTTGTTGCGGGCGTGGAACCATATCTCCTTCCGGTTGTTCTGGATCTCACAGATGCTATTTAGAAAGGGTGAGCTCAAGATCATCTGGCGCATGGTGTTGAAAATGATGCCTGCCTGCTCACGTGAGCTTGCTGCGCTGAAGATCGCCTGCCCAGACTTCCCCTCAGCCACCAGAAAGTACAGCCCCAACGCAGCGATCAGGGTCGTCTTCGCGTTCTTCCGTGGGATAAAGAGGAAAGCGTCTGTGTACAGTCTCTTCCCGTCTGGTTTCACAGTGCCCAGTAGCTGGCGTATAAACGACTCCTGCCACTCTCGGAGCTCGAACGGGCGTCCAGAGTGGTCACCCACGAGTGTGAGCTTGCTGATGAAGCGGACTGCCTTGGCACCCCTGTAGTTGGTTCGCCAGTCAGGGTCCAGCACCGAGCCCACGCCCTCGGTGGGAGGGGGCGCTGGGCGTGGTTTCACGTGCTGGTTGAGTGTGAGTTTGAAAATGTCGTCCATAGGGCATATGCCTAATTGCCGATATCATGGGCTGTTTTCGGCTAACTAGGCTCTGGGGTGCCCCAACGGAAAGGCCCCTCTACCACGTGATGGCGAGGGGCCTAAGCTTCTGGAGTCTGCTCACGTGATGTTGTCTCTCACGAGACGAATTCGGCGAACTCCCCAGCGATATCGAGCTCGGGAGGGGCGGCGTTCACCTTGGCTCTTGCGGCCGGGGTGAGGCCCATCTGGGATAAGAGGCTGGTCATCTGCTTGAGTGCCGCCACTTCGATCTGAACCCACGGGCTCACCTTTTGCTGATCGAACCGGCCCTTCAACACGCGGCCTTCCAGTTCCATAGCGGCCTGAGCTTCGCGCAGTACCTGATACTGGGCGCAGTACAATTCGATAACGTCCGTGTCGGTGACGCTCAAGACATTCATCGCATCCAGGAGTACACATACCTGAGCCCACTTCGCCTTGGCGATAGCACCCAGGTGCTCTGGGACAGGGGGCACGCCCCGGATAGGTTTGAGCGCGTTGTCTGCCTTAGGTTTGGGGCCGGGTCGCATCGGTATCCTCGGGTTTGTTGACCTTGGAGCGGGCCTTCTGGACCAGTGTGGACCAGAAGATAGGGAGCAGGAGTTTCTTGGAGAATGCGAGTAGGAGCACGAGGACTCCGAGAGCTTGATCCCAGTAGTCGGGCGTGTCTGGGTTAGGAGGTCGAGCTTCCATCACACCCGCTTTCGGTTGTGGCAAGGGATGCACAGACTTTGGAGGTTGGACCACTCATAGGCGAGCTCGGGAGCCTCCAGCCGCTCGACCACGTGGTGGACGTTCTCGGCTGGGGTGTAGACCCCGATAGCCTCACAGTCAGCACACAGTGGGTTGCGCTGGATATACTGCTTGCGGAGCGACTTCCAGCGCCTCGAGTTATAGAACTTGTGGCGCTCGCGGTACGCGAAGTCTGTCTTCCGACTCGAATCAGGGGCGAAACTCGGTGGTTTATGCGTGGGTATGCTCACGTGTGGCCTCCAAGCTACCTAGCGAAAAGGCCCCTGGCTAACTGAGTTCCACCTCTGGGCCAGCGACCAGTTGGGCACGGCACGAGGCGAGCTCCAGGGCGAAATGAGCGGGTGTCAGCGCTCCTGAGTAGAGGCGGAGCTCGGAGATTGAGGCTGTGCAGCCCCTACTCTGATCATTCCAGCAACCAACGGCTCCCGCGTTGGTGGGGGCTAGGGAGGTGACTGTGGGAAGTGTCTTAAAGCGATCCAATGTCGCATCCACGTAGAAGCTGACGCCCACGCCAGGGACCCACACACAGGCGACGTGAACCCACCTATCCTCTGGTATACGCTTGGATCCGAGCGCGTACTGTGGCCCATCGGGCGTGTTGAACTGGGCTTCTAACAGACCGAGTTGGTTCCTACCAAACGTAAACGCCCACTCGTGAGGACCTGTGGAATCGTCGCTCCCACGGGAGTACCAGACCTGGCTCTGGAATGCGCCCCGATCGAGCACCCACACGCTAACTGTGAATGGTGATGTGGGGGCCAGATGGTCGGGTGGGACCTCAGCCCAGCGGCACGGCTGAGCTTCCAGGCGGGCCGCCGCGCGGCAGGCGAAGAAGTCTAGCCCAGCCAAGGGCGTGTGTGAGGAGTTGCCCCCTGGGAGACCGCCCCCAGTGGCGTGGTTCGCTGCTCGGGACTCGTCTTTCCAAGCGCCTACTGAGGACCCACCTTGAGAGAGCAACCAGAACCCGGAGAACCCGTCGAAAGCATCGTCGGGTACTGAGATAAGAGCCTGACCACCGACCCTCACGCCACCCCTTGGGAGCCAGTCCAGCACGAGGGCTGAGCCCCCTAGCGCGATCGCTGGCGCCTGTGAGACTGGCAGGGTGAGGCTGTAGCACCCACACTCTCGAGAAGTCTCAACGAGGGCGCTACCACCGAGCTCCACGCCCACGCTCGCGTGGAGGGGTGTGGGCGCCAGGAGTGGGGAGTTGAACTCTTGAGTGTTCCAGAGTGCTAGTGACATGCTCAACCCTTGTTATGAATCTCACAGCAGACCCTTGGCGTGACCGACCTTTGCCACAGCGGCCATGAGTGCTGTGAGCGCTGCCCCCACATCCTCATCCTCTTGAGCGAGCTCAAAGATATCTTGGATCCGCATACTCTTACGGTCGGATGGGATGGGTGATAACTCCGGGAGGTCGTCCGATGGACGGTTACGGAACTTCTGGAGCTCGACGGTTGCGGACACATCGGGGACTGGTGTCCCTTCGGGCGACCCAAACGGCACGGCCGGGAAGCCACTGGTGCTGAACTGGAAGGCCCAGTGGTTAAACTCGGCGTTGATCACACTGGGGGCGCTTGCGTCGATTGCCACTTTAAGACTCCTAGACGTGTATGCGTACACATGTGGGATATAAATCACATGCTTAGCCGTCACCACAGAAAACCCACTGACCGAAAGCCTTGGATGCTTTGAACCTACGCCACTGGCCAGGGGTGAGGATCGGGATAGCACCTAACTCGAAAGCGTCTGAGCCGGGGAGGCTGAAGGTGACGTTGTGGCCGGTCGCCCCGAAGTTCTTCACGATGATCTCGTGTCCTTCAACCACGTCGGAGATGAGGGGGAGGGTCACCACGATGTCATTTAAGTTTGTGTAGGCGTACACGAACGAGGTAGCCGTGTTTGCTGTGATGGTGGTTACGTTTTCGTCCGGTTGGATGATGGTTGCGGGGGAGCCGGGGACGATACAGAGCGCGCCACTGGAGGTCCGGTACTTCAACACATTCGTATGCGTGGAGGACCACGCTATGCCGGTGTTGGGGATCGACGCATCTGCGAGCCCTGGAAACTTAGGCGCTATGTGGTACTGCCAACCTGTGGTGGTGAGGGTCGCGTAAGTATTGCCAGCTATCTGAATAACGAGCTGGCCCTGTGCGCCGAATATCCAGTTGAGCGAGCCGTCCGGGGTGATAAGGCGCGTATGCCCGTGGTTCGCCTGGATCCCGGTGTTAGGCTGGCGGAACGTCACACATGAACCGGAAGTCATAAGCTCAAGACCGAAACTATCGACCTTGAGGACCCGGCCCACACCGGTCTTACCGATCAGGAGGTCCCCATCGTAGGAGCCAGGATACCCCTGGCCGATGAACCACCCATAAGCTGCACCGGTATTGGCTGACTTGATCACCAGCCCGTACTCAGTGCTGGCTGGTGCGGTTACCGTGAGGATACCGGAAAAGGTCGGGGAAGCGAGGTCGGCCTTGAGGATGTTCAAATCGCTCACAGACCCAGCGGTGATCAGACACGCACAAGTCGACCCTGATGGGAAGTTCTGGTCGGAAGTGCCCTCGATCGCGGTCACAGTCAGCGTGTTCGAGACCCGGTTAGTGGCTGAGTAGATCGTGAGGTGACCTGTGGAGGGGTCCATAACGGACACACGCACCGGAGCCCCAGCCGTGGGGGAGCCGAATACGCTCGCATCCACACACGTTAGAGTCCCAGACCCCGAAGTATGCGAGGATGCTAGCGTCGTAGTCGAGTTATTTCGGGGGGAGTGAAAGGTCGAGGGCACTTGAATATCCTTTCACCTTAGGCGCTGGTGAGTGTGAGTCTGGGGGTGAGCTGGATATCCTGCCCTTGGACCAGGATACGCGGGGTCGCGAAGCGTTCGGCCCACACGAGGTCACCTGTGGACGCATCCTCAACTGTGTAACCGTAGACTGTGTTAACGGTCGCGCCACAGGTCCAGGTGAGAGGTGAGGCGTAGTTGAGGTAGGCTGCGCCAGCGTCGTCG